GTAAAGCGTATTCTCAACAGTGCAGAAGGAATGTTGAAGCCTCTTTAATCGAATAGGAGGTGTTCAGTATGACTAAGGCTGAGCTTGTTAGATATTTAAGGTTAAATATCAACATTCAAAATGCTGATGTTACAGACACCGCTTATCTGAGTATGACTGACGAGGACATTGAGTTATACCTGAATGTCGTTCTGACGAGGGACTTCCCACAAGTCCCCTCTCTCGATTTAATTCCCACAGAGGACATCTATCCTGTTGTCCTATTGGCGAAGAAAGAGTTGTATTACACACTTGCTTCTATGGACGCTCCTCTTATTGATTTGACTGCTGATAACAACAACCAAATCAAGAGGAGTCAACGCTTTGAGCATTATATGAAGCTCATAGCGGCTGTTGATGATGAGTATAACCAATACAATGAAGACGGAGGGGCAGGGACTCGTAACACTCTAACCTCGTATGATGTTCTTATCTCAGATAGATATGCGACAAGACGGAATTACGAGAAAGGAAGAGTCCCTGTCCTTTCTTTGCGTGTTGTGGGTGTTACAGATACTACAGTTGAACTGTCTTGGTCTGTTCAGCTCAGTCGTTTTGATAAATATGAGGTTTATGTTTCCGATGAGCAAATTTATGATGAGTTTGCTATTACGGAGCAAATTTCGCCTAAAGCGAAGCTCGTGGCGAAGATAACCAATGTTCATCAAAATAAATGTCGCATTGAAGGGTTACTCCCTGATACCGTTTATCATATAATGGTGTCTGCAACTGAGAAATCTTCACTTGTCGGAAGAGCAGAATTGATTGTTTCCACTACAGGAGGTGAAGACAGTGGCTCAGAAGAGACTTAATGAAGAGTTTTTAGAGGGCATTTATGAAGTGTACTCTACTTTGATGACAAATCAAATCTTCTTAAAGCTCTTAGATGAGGACTCCACTGACACCAATGTGTACGAGGAGACAACGCAAAAGAATTACCTTGACCCTATACAGCTTGTCGGCAAGTTTGCTCTTTCTATGGAACAGGGCGAACAAGTTGTTGAAGGAATACAGGACTATGTAACAGCCACCATTCCTACAAAGAGTCTTTTGGATAAGAATGTAGATATTACACCTGAGAACTATGAGACCTTGAAGAAAGGTGCGATTAGCTACAAAGGTGTTGACTACAATATTGTTCAGGTCAGACCTATCGTAAACATTGATGATGTCTTTCAATTTTATGTCTTCTATTGTGAGAAGCCTAAAGTAAGGCGGTGAGCAATGTGTATGTTAGTAAGTTTGGTGATTGGACTAAAGCAGGAGTAGTGTTACAGGGACTATCCGTAAACCTCTGCCCTGCATTTAAGGCTCAGTTACAAGAAGACGGTGAGCTAATACTCGACACTGTTATAAATCACATAGAGCGTCAAGACCTTAATTGGACTCCCCTTGCTGACAGAACTGTTGAGCTTAAAGGTGGAGACACAACAATTTATGTTGAGACAGGGTATCTTAAAGATAACCTTGAAGTAAGACGCATTAAATCTCCTAAGAATGGGTTGACCCTGTTCGTGGGAGCTTCTGCGTGGAAGACCACTCAATCAGGTGTGAAGTTCAGTGATTTAATGATATGGTTAGAGTATGGTACAGATAAAATGCCACCGAGACCTTTAATAAGACCTTCGTGGGAAGAAGTAGAGCCGACTATCAAAAATAATTGGCGGGAGTTGTTACAGAAACTAATAGAGACAGGAGGTAGTTAATATGAGTGAGAGTGTATGGTTTGAGCAAGTCGATATTGCATTTAAGAAGCTGTTACAGAGAGTCATTCAGATTGACGGAAAGCCTGTCAAAGTTGTTATAAGAAAACCTGATGAAGATTTTAATACTGAGGACTACCCTTTAGTCTCGATATATAACCTTTACGACAGGTTTTCTAAGATAAGATATAGTTCTGAGCCTATTGTCGTTTCTAAGAATGAGGAAGCTAATTCACTTGTTTTAGAAGACTCTGCTCTTCCGTTTGACTTATTTTATCAGATAGACTTTTGGGCGACACTTCAAACAGATATGAACAGTATGACAAGACAGTGGAAGGCTTTTTCAAAGTCTTGGTTTAATCTTGATGTGTCTGATATGTCGGATATAGCAAGAAGCTGTTTTGTTCTGTCCCGAAATGATTTTAACAAGTCTGATTTAATGCAGAATGGCAGAAGACTTTTTCACAGCTTTGGCACTTACAAAGTACAGGTAGAGCTTGATGAAAGAGTACAGAATGTTGTTCCTATGGTCACTTATACTCCTGATGTCAAAGTCAACGAAGAAAGTGACGGTGATTAAATGGAAGTATTAAGACCGGGTGTGCATTTTGAAGAACGCAAATCCCCGAGAGCTTATGTTACAGTGTTTACTGTTATGTTAGAGGGTATGAACCGCCACGCTTTCATTTTACTGAGTAACCGAGTAGATGTGGTGAAAAGTTCTGAAAAGTATATAAGTAGTGTAGTACCCTCGTAAAAATTAAAATGGAGGTTGATTACCACTATGAGCAAGATTAAAGTAATCGAAGCTCAGGGTTTTCCTCACACCCTGACCCAAGCAGACGGTACGACTTTGAGACTGTTCGCAAGACAGTCTAAGGTCATTGATGAAAAGCTTGTTTCTCCCGAGATTAAGGCAGAAGCAGATTGCGGTTTCATCATTTTAATGCCTGTCGAAGTTGAGGAGACAAAAACTACTAAAGGAGGTACTAAATAATGGCTGAGTATTTATCCCCCGGTGTATATGCGGAAAGTGTAAACAACGCTAATGCACCTATCGAAGCAGTCAGTGCAAGTACAGGTGGTTTTGTGGGTATCGCAGTGAGAGGTGTTTTGAAGACTCCTACACTCGTTACTTCTTGGCAGAACTTCCTTGATACTTTTGCTTATGGAATGGAGACCCCTTTCCTTGTAAACAGTGACCTCGCTTATTCTGTTTACGGTTTCTTTCAGAACGGTGGTACAAGATGTTACATCATTCGTACAGCTTCTGACTCTGCGGCTAAAGCTACAGGTACGAATGGCGGTGTAACATTCAGTGCTAAAGATGAAGGTACTTGGGGTAATAAGTTAAAGATTGCAGTTAAGGCTAATACCGATGTTCCTGCAAACTTTGATATTACTGTTAAGTACGACGGTGAGCAGGTTGAGCAGTTCACTAATGTGTCTAACACAGCGTCTGATGAGAACTATTGGCTTGATGTTATCGGCAATAGTAACTTCATCACTTGTGCTACAGGCTCTTTAACTGCTACCGCTACTGATGTTGCCTTTACAGGCGGTGCAGACGGTATTGACGATATTGCTGACGCTGACTATACAGGAGCTTTACAGTTGTTCGACTCTGTTGACGATGTAAACCTTATCTGTGTTCCCGGTCAGGTTTCTGAAGCAATGACCACTGCAATTCTCTCTTATGCAGAGAATAGAGGTAATGTTTTCGCAATCGTAGACGGTGCGAAGTCTGCCGATGTTGCAACGATTAAGACCTTTAGAAAGTCTTTATCTTGTAAGAACGGTGCTTTGTATTATCCGTGGATTAAAGTTTCTGACCCTCTCTCTAAGACAGGTAAGTTAAGAGACTGTCCTACTTGCGGTCACATTATGGGTATCTATGCTCGTACTATTCAGGAGCGTGGTGTGTGGAAAGCACCTGCGGGTACTGAAGCAACTGTAAGAGGTGCAGTAGAAGTCGTTAAGCTGTTAGTTAAGGGCGACTGTGATGTTCTGAACCCTGTCGGTGTCAATGTAGTTATGCCGAGAGCTAACTACGGCATTGTTGTTTGGGGTGCAAGAAGTATGAGTCCTGACGCCACAATGAAGTATGTGTCTGATGTTCTCTTGGAGACTAACATTAAAGAGTCCATTAAGAATGGTACTCAGTGGGCTGTTTTTGAGCCGAACAATAGTGTGCTTTGGACGAGAGTAAAGACCACTATTGAAGCTTTCCTCGATAATTTGTGGAGAGACGGTGGCTTATTTGGCGACAAAGCTGAACAGGCATACTTCGTTAAGTGTGACGAAGACTTGAACCCCGAAAGCGTGAGAAATGCAGGTAAGTTAATCTGCGAAGTAGGCTATGCACCTAACAAGCCTGCGGAGTTTGTTATTATCCGTATTGCTCACAGCATTTCTAACGATTAAGAGAGGAGGAACTAAACTATGGCAAGAACTATTGCTAATGACCCTTTACAGAAGTTTATGTTTCGTGTAACAGTACCGGGGCTTCCTACAGGTTTAGGCTTTCAGAAAGTCGGTGGCTTGACAAGAGAAGTAGGTGTTGTTGAGTACTTAGAGGGTCTCTATCAGTACACTCATAAACTCCCCGGCAGAGAAAAAGTCGGTGAAGTTACCCTCGAAAGAGGTTCTTATGCTACAAAAGAACTTGAAGCTCAGTATAAGAAAGTGCTTACGGACTCTAATCTCCGTAATACTGTCATCATTGAAATTCTTGACCGCTTTGGTAATACAAAGCGTACCTATAAGCTTGCAGAAGCTTGGGTAAGCAAGTGGGAGGGTTCTGATTTAGACGCTTCCTCTGATGATGTGGCTATTGAAAAGCTGACATTACAGTTCGAGTACTTCTTAGACTAATTGGAACTCATACAAGAGTCTGATTTAAGGGTTATCTTGTTCTATGAGACCCCGTAGATAGCTCTTGCTATTTGCGGGGTTTTATTGTATAATAGTAGTGTGGTTGCAACACCACCAAAGTAAAATTATAGGAGGAATTTATTATGGCTACACCAAAGCTGAAAAAGAATGTTGCAAGTGACGAATTACTTGATGAGGTTTTAACACCCGAAGAGAAAGCCCCTGTTTATAACAGTCGCATTGAAGTAAACGAGGACGGTGAGACCGAACAGTTTGAGCTTCTTGCAGGTTACACAGATGAAGAGGGAGTTGTTCACAAGACTTTCACTTTAAGAGAAATGACAGGTCGTGATGAAGAAGCTATCTCTAAATCCGATGTTAAGCAGAACCCCTCTAAGTTGGTTTCTGTACTGCTTGAACGCTGTGTAATGAGTATCGGTACTCTTACCCGCAAATCTGTCGGCAATGAGAAGTGGAAAGACCTTATTAAGTCTTTGTATGTAGGAGACCAAGACTTTATGCTCATTAAGCTCAGAGAATTATCTATGGGTGGTGAGATTGAAGTTACTCATACTTGTCCCTACTGTAAGGAGAGCTTGAAGACTATCCTCGATGTGTCCGAGCTTGAAGTTGAGCCTTTTAAGGGTGAGAGAGTTGTACAGTTCTCTTTACCGAAAGGCTACAAAGATAAGAAGGGTACTGTTCACAGAGACGGTACACTTAGACTTCCTACAGGTCAGGATAGAGAAATCCTTACTCCTATTGCGAGAAAGAATGTTGCTCAGGCAAGTACTCTTATGCTGACTCGTTTATGTAAGTTTGAAGACGGTCTCTATGTAACTGAAGATGTTATGAGAGACTTAACGGTAAGAGATAGAGAGTATTTGCAGAAAGTATTGCAGGAAAACCTGTTCGGCATTAACCTTGAAATTGATGTCACCTGTACGAACTGTGGCGAAGACTTTAAGGGCAATCTTAACGCAACAAATTTTATCTAAGCTCGTTTTTTGAAGATGACTTCCAAAATGGCTGTTCCTTTGAGAACACTAAAATGGAAATGCACATTTTAGCTTACACCTATCATTGGGACAGCCATTCTCTTTGGAGTCTTCCTCGAAACGAGAGAAGAATGTGGGTAGAATTAGTTGTTGAGCAGAAAAAAGCTGAACAAAAACAGATTAACAATAGTGGTAACTCTTCATCTTCTACTTATAAAGAAAGCAGTTAAAAATAAGTAGAAAGGAGGGTTATAATGAACTCTTTTGGGTTAGGACTTGTACTCAATTTCGTAGATAATGCGTCCTCGGGTATGAACACGGCGACAAATAACTTTATGAGAATGAGTGCAACGGCAGACAGTTTGACTTCCTCGGTCAGTGCTTCTGCGGCAGAGTTAGCTTCAATAGCACTTTCTTTAGGTGCTGTTGGAGACACTTTTGTTTCTATCGGTGAGTCCATTACAGGTGTATTTGCAGGTATCACTCAGCAAGTCATTGATACAGGTATGGAAATGCAAGGCTATCGTATGCAGTTATCTGCACTGTATGGTAGCGTTGAAGCAGGAGAAGCAAAGATTGATGAAATCAAGCAGTATGCTATGTCCTCGGTCTTTGATATACAATCTCTTATCCCTGCTGTTACAATGATGAAAGCCGTAGGCATTGAAGCTATGTCTGAAGTGACCACTTCGAGTGGTAACGCAACTCAGAAGCTTCTTGACTATGCTTCAGATATTGCCGCAATGGTTCCCAATATGCGTAACACTTACGGTACAGGTGTTAAAGCCGCTATGGGTGCTATCAAAGAATACATTGCTGAAGGTAATGCTCTTTCCCTTAAAAGAGGTGCAGGTCTCGATATTACGGGCATTTTGGGCGAAGATAAAGGTGCTTCTATTGAAGAGAGAACTCAGCAGGTAGCAGACCTTGTTGAAAAGCTCAATATCGTGGGATATACTGCTAACTTAGCAGGAACTCCTACACAGCGTTTAAGTAATATGCAAGACGCTTTATTTAACTCTCTGTCTAAGATTGCAGACAGCGGAGTTTTTGAAGCTTATTGCGGTCTGTTAGAAAAGCTCAGTAATTGGGTGTTCTCTCTTGTAGAGAATGAAGAGACCTTTAATACAATAACAGGTGTTCTTGCTGACACTATTACCACAATCCTTTCCCCGTTAGAGAGTATGTTAGATTGGGTGATTAAGAACAGTGACGCTATCATAGCGTGGATACAAGAACACCCGAAATTAACTAAGAATATCCTTATAACAGTAGCGGCTATAGGAGCTTTCCTTGTAGTCGGTGGTTCACTGTTAAAGCTGTTATCCTCTATAGCGTTTGCCACTATGGGACTTACAATGCTCAAATCTCTTCCTGCTCTTTTGAGTAAAGTTGGAGTCGCATTTACAAGTCTTATTGGTAAAGCACTTCCTTTTGTTGCACTTGCGACAGTTGCGTATTTTGCGTGGAAGAATAACCTATTTGGTATTCGTGATGTCGCTACAGGTGTTATGAATGACTTAGGGACTATCTTCTCTATTGTAAGTGACGCTTGGAACGATAACACTCTCTCTGAAGAGAATTTTGTTAAAGCTAAAGAGTTAGGAATACTCCCTCTTGTTGAAGGTCTGTTACAGCTAAAGTACTATTGGGACTTCTTCACGGAAGGCTTCTCAGCAGGTTTCAAAGGGTTCTTTGACGGTTTAGTTAAGTCCCTTGAAGGTCTGAAGCTTATGGGTATTGATGTCAATGCTCTTGCCGCTTCGGTTGGTGAGTTCTTAAAGAGCTTAACTGAAGCAGGTGCAGAAGATAAGTGGAGGGCTATCGGTGAAGTTGTAGGACAGCTAACAGCAAGCCTTATCACTCTGATTGTTGTTGCAAACGCATTTAAGGGTGTCTATAAAGTAGTTGTAGGTGTCGGAAAAGCATTTAGCTTTGTCGGCAAAATTGCTAAAGGCTTGTGGAGTGTTTTGAAGTGGATATTTAATCCTCTCATTAAAGTAGCTCCTGTTGTTATTGCTTTCTTCAAAGATATGGGAGCCGCCATTGCTCTTATGAAAGAGGGCTTTGGTTTCTTTGAAGTTATGGGAGCTTGGTTTCCTAAACTCGCCGCTTTCTTTACCAAGATAGGCGGTGGCTTTGCAAAAGTATTTGGTTGGGTAGCTAAACTTGCACCTGCTTTTACTAAGTTAGGTGGTTGGTTACTCTCCGCAGGTAAAGCTATTGGTGCTTTCTTCTCTGCTATAGGAAGTGCCATTATGAGTGCCTTGACTTGGATTGCAGGAGCTTTAGGTATCTCTGTAGGTTGGGTAGTAGCAATCATAGTAGCTATCGTTGCTGTTATTGCTCTTGTTATTATCTTCCGTAAAGAGATAGGTCAGTTCTTTGTATGGTTGTGGGGCAAGATAAAAGAGTTCTGTTCGTGGTTTGGTACGAAAGTCGCAGAGATATTTAATGCTGTGAAGCAAGTAGTAGCTAACATTGTTCAGGCTATTTTGAATAACCCGATTGTACAGTCTGTCATCAAGGTTGCTCAGAGTATCTTTAACTGTATTGTCACTGTAGGTCAGACTATTTGGGCTTTCATCAAGGGAGTCGTAACTACTATTTGGAACATTATCAAGTTAGTTGGTACGATTGTCGCAGGTGTAGCAAAAGTAATTTGGTCTGCAATCAGTGGTATCGCAGGTGTGATATGGACTTGCATTAAGGGACTCGTGAATTTCATAGTCACTTGTGTACAAGGTATTTGGTCTGTAATTAAGAAAGTAGTCAACCTCGTGTGGACTATAATCAAAACTGCGGCGAATATCATTAAGTCTATTATCAATGTAGTTTATCAGTTCTTCCGTGTTATCTTCCTCGCAATAGTCGCTGTAGTCAAGGTAGTAATCAATGCTATCGTTTCTGCATTTCAGTGGCTGTGGAGTAAGATACAACCTGTGTTACAAGCTATTGGCGACTTCTTCTCGTTCATCTTTAATTGGGTGAAAGACAATGTAGTAATGCCTGTAGTAAATTGGATAACGACAGCCTTTACAGCAGTTCGTGATTGGATTGTAGGTTGCTTACAAGCAATCGGAGACTTCTTCTCTTCTATCTTTACTTGGATAAATGAGAATGTTCTTACTCCTTTCAGAGACTTCATCATTGGAGTGTTTGATTGGATAAACGAGAAAATCACTGCTGTTACTAATTGGTTCTCTGAAGCCTTTACTGCGGCGGCTGACGCAACCACAGGTGTATTCAACGGAGTTAAAGAGTTCTTTGCAGGTGTGTGGGAGTCCGTTACTGAAGGTGCAATGTCCTTCTTTAATTGGATTGGTGAAAAGCTGTCGTGGCTTACTGACGCTATCA